GTGGTGTCCCATGACATCTTGCCAATAAGTGCCTGTAGTCCATCGTCGATGTCTAACCCTGGAGCTGGAATGCAAACCATGCCGGCATCATTCAAATCCTCGATAATGGAAGATGCACCATCCGCAGACTGGTACTTGGCAGCTCCAAGCCGAGGGTCAATCAGTCTCTCAAAGATCTTCTCGTCACCCTCAAGCTCGGCAATCAAGTCCATGTAGTCACGGATACCAAAGCCCTGTCCTTTAGCCCCTTGTCCTGGCATCCACTTGCCACCCTTCCACTCCGCCCAGTCTCCTACATCGACACCCGGCCACTCACGATATACCCAAAATGTGCCAGACGCATCCACAGCAATCCAAGCCATAAACCAATTTTTCGCACCCGCTGGGTCAATAATCTGATAGCGAGTAACATTCGCAGTTGGGATCTCTGATGGCTGGACAACATTGACTTCTTTGTTGAACTTGGGAAACTTGGTGGCGTGGGACTTTACAGGAACCCCGTACGCACGAATTAGGATCTCCTCCCGAGGCCTTCCAACTAGGGTCTCCTTGATTCGCTCGTAGCCACCGAAAGGATTATCCTTGCTATGGAAGTAATGGACGCTGGCGTTGCGTTTCTTGCTCCGCTGGACATAGGGAACAAGCTCGCCGTTGAGCAGCTCAGCCTCGACGCTCTGGACGCTTGCCGCCCCATCTAAGTATTCCTTAATCACCTCAGTCCACCCGTCAATCGGAGTGAATGTCACTAGCATTTTGGAGTTGCGGGTAGCAAGACGGAAGCGCAGGGTGTCAATAAGCTCGTTACCAAGAAGGTACTCGTCGAGCCATACTCCGATGTTATGCCACTGGGGGTCACGACTACCAAGCTCCGCACCTTCTAGGATAGTTGGGTTGTTCTGATACTGAGAATAGGTCTTAAAGATGATCTGTGACGCATTTGGTAGAATTAACGAGTTATCTGTAAAACCGTTCTTCTTTGTGTACGAGATGTAGGCATTAGCCGAGGTTTGCTTTGTCCTCATCTCATGCGGCAACCAGTTCCAAACTGCGCTTTGTTGCTGGCGAATGCTAACTTCTGATGTCTGAGCAAAACAGAAAATCTCTGACTTTGGGTTTTCGATAGCAGCTTTGACCACGCAGTAAGAACCCCACGCAGTTTTGCCGCTGCGATTTCCCCCAAGTGCCAGAACCTCAGAGACTTGCGCTAGTTGCTCTTCAGCTTTCTCCCAGTGCGGGAGCCTAAACCCGTAGCGGAATGGGTCTTTCTCAGCGTTCTCGATGGCCTCATGGTAGATTCGATGAAGCTCAATGAGATCATCCGGCTCCATCAATGCTACCTCGTCATCGCTGGGAGGCTGAAGAATTGGATGTTTGCGCCACTGCATTACTTAGTTTTGTATGCGTCTGTCTCCATGAGGATGTCAACAATCCTGTAAACGCTTCCGCATTCCTCGCATCCAAATGTATCCTCCTCCGCTGGGAATGACCCTCTATTCCCGTCAACAAAGTGAAGCTCTCGACGCTTTTTGCAATGCTTGCATACGCCAATGAAGGGCTTGACGAACTTCTCTAGCACCACATTCCAAATTTTAGCGTCAAACTTCTCCGCTAGATACGAAGCGTAAACACTGGTGTGGCACTTGTGCTGAACGCCGTCATGCTCGACCATGTAGTGGCGAACGAGGTTGCCTCCATCCTTGAGGTAATTAGCGTATCTGGATTCTGGTTCTTGTATCATTCTACGATTTCGGCTTCTACCGCTTGAGCTTTGACTTTATTAGCAATCCTAGACTTTGCCTCCGCAATCATCTTAGCGGCATCGTCAATAGACGGCCCCTTTCGATGCTCAACAATGGTACTTGCCATGCCAGAGAGCTGTCCAGCCTTATCGGTCATAATGCCAATAGTCAACGCTAATCGGTCTGGAGAGATAGCCTTAAGCTGGTCTGGATCACGACTTAACTGTTCGGCTTTCTCGAAAAGCAGGTCTGTGTACTCAGCCGCAGCAATGGCGTAGCGTTTGGAGAACTCCTTGCGCTTTGACTCCAGCGTATCGTTATGCCTCCACTCCAGCGCACGGACAGTCTCATGCGTCACTTTGCACTTCTTGGCAATGACATTGATACGCCCACCCTGCGCCAGCATCCAGAGGATCTGTGCCGCCACATTCGGGTTGTAGTTCTCGATAGTGTTCCGAGGGAATTGCTTAGCCCTTTCCTTGACCTCAAGGAAGAACTCTTTCATCGCCTCTTTGCTATCAATCGCTGATAGGTCTTCGTCGCTCATTTGGTCTTCTTGCCGTTTTTAACCTTAACGGCCCCAGAGTGCAACTCTTTTTTGAGCTTATTCTGTTGCGTCGAGGAAAGCGGAGAACCCTTACTGAGCAGGTAGCTGACTTGTTTCTTGGATGGATTCTTTGGCATTTTGTTTTTTAGGGATTTTCAAGCCTCTTTCAGTTTGGATTACGTTATCAAAATCAAAAATCCTATCAAATCCTTTTGTTTTCCTTAATGATTCGACACCTTTTGAATTTGGAGCAATAATTGACTTTATTGAGTTTGGAAGCGTTTTCGTTAAATTGTATTCAAATACTCCACTATCAACAACATCCATCATGGTGTTGGCTACGCTTTTGCTCTTGAACCCATTTACAAACCGAGGATCAAATTCAATAATATAATTTTTTCCACCCTGCCCAAGAGCAAGGTCAATTGAGTTACTTACAAATAAATTAGATCTTCTTGGGCCTTGCCTAACAAGTGATACAATTGATCTGACGGATGGGAGACTCGTCTCATGAAAAACAGAATCTGAATCCACTATTTCACCCAAGTTCCATTGGTCGACCACATCAATTTCTCCTGCTATTCCAGCCGACCTTTTAGTTGACCTATTGAACCTTGGATCTGATTGGTTTACCATTTGCTCTTCCACAAGGAATCGTTCACCAAAACTAGGAGCTTTTTTTTCAGGAACCAACTCACCATTTCGATTGAACCTTGGCGACTGAGGCATCAAGTTGTCACGAAGGCTATAGTACGATGTTGGGCCAAATGGGATAACAACATCTCCAGTTGTTTTAATTGCGCTCTGAAGTCGGTCAAACGCGAATGTGCGATAGATGCCGCTAACAAGGTCTGGCGACACATCCTTCATCATCGGGTTAATTCCAAGCTGTCGAGTTGTTTGTTGACCAAGAACAGAGTTAATAAAGTTTTTTCGTCTCTGCCAGTTTTTAGGATCTACGCTCTCGTAATAAGCGTCAGTCGATTGACCTTTGTTTTGGATTTCAACTGACTTCTCAATATCCTCGTAGATCTTCTTGCGGGTAAGGTTTAGTTCCTTTGCGATCTTGTTCTTGACCGCCCTATCGACATTCCTATCAAGCTGGCGCAAGTCCATTGATTCAAGATACAAACGCCCTTTCTTGAGTATCCACTTTGTGGGGACAACATAGTTCTCAGTAAGTCCGCCAAACTGTTCTGAGCGCCCTTGTTCAATTGGTTTATTAACAAGAAGAGTGCCATGTTTTGTCGGGACTTCAATTTCAGATTGAAGGAGCAAAGCCTTACCAAATTCACCATTATCAATAACGCCAGCTTCTTCTAGTGCTTTTAAGTGGTCATCAGTAAGGATTCCTTCTCCGTTGCCGTTTTTGTCTGGAATAAGGACACCGTTTGGCAGCTTCTCGCCGCGTTCTACGATTTGCTTATTAACTTGATCTAAAACGCTTGTCGCTTGATAGTGCTTAGGGTTATCGGATTTAACATCGACAACCTTCTGGACTCTCGCTGCTTTTGGCTTGCCAGCAGTTTCTCGGTACATTTGGCGCACCATCGCCTTTACTTCTGGCAGCTCCCTAAACCCGTCAGCAAGCAGCCCTGTACCCATCACCATGCGACCACCAGCATCAGTCGCTCCACCCATCTTAAAATGCAGGTTTTTGACAATAGGCGTAGCATTAAACAATGTTCTAAAGCTGCCTTCAACAGCACGACGAAGTGGGGTTTTGCGAGACTCTTTGTAAAGGTTTCCTTTAAGAGTGTCTTCCAGTAGCGTCTGTACACCTTGATC